TCAAAACCAGCTACCAACCACACATACACTCCTGACTTCAAACTTCCAAATGGAATTTTTATCGAGACAAAGGGTAGATTTGTATTAGCAGATAGGCAAAAGCATGTCTTAATAAAAAGCCAGCATCCTGAATTGGATATAAGGTTTGTGTTCCAAAATGCAAACAACAAAATTAGAAAGGGATCAAAAACCACATACGCAGATTGGTGTGTAAAAAATAACTTTATTTACAGTAACAAAGAGATACCAAATAGTTGGTTAAACGAATAGTTTTCCGTATATTTAGTCTATGAATGTATCACAAACTGAGGTTGTGATGAAGGTACTACATGGACATTTAGGAAGATCTACGCCACATAAAAATGGAGAAAAGAGCTTTCACTGTCCATTCTGTAATCATCACAAAAAGAAGCTGCAAGTTAATGTCTTGACGCAAAAATGGCATTGTTGGGTATGCAATGCGCGTGGTCAGACTGTGAACTCACTTCTAAAGAAAAGCAAAGCTCCTGAGTATGTTTTCCCTAAAATACGAGAAGTCTATGGTGATGTAAAGGTTACAACACAAAAGAAGAAATCCAACAAACTATACTCTTTGCCAGAGCAATACAAACCACTACACAACCAAAGGAACACTCCACACTATAGAAACGCTATACATTATGCAGTACATAAGAGAGGGCTTTCTCCTATTGATATAGTCAAGTATGAGATAGGATATTGTGAAGATGGCCCTTATGGAGGCATGTTAGTAGTGCCTAGCTTTGATGAAGATGGATTCCTAAACTACTATGCTGGTAGAAGCTTCTATGATACAGACCATAAACACAAGAATCCTCCAGTATCAAAGGATGTTATTGGATTTGGTAGCCATATAAACTGGAAAGAGCCTATTGTAATAGTGGAGGGTGCATTCGATGCAATATCAACAAAGCGTAACGTGATTCCATTGTTTGGTAAAAAGATACTTCCAACACTAAGATCACGTATTTTAAGTGAGCGACCTCCTAAGCTTTACCTAGCCTTGGATCCAGACGCATATAAGGATAGTCTGGAAGAGATAGAGTACTTCATCAACAATGGCATAGAGGTGTACTACACAGACTTGAAAGATAAAGATCCAAATGAAACTGGACACAAAGGCATGCTAAGCATGTTAGAGCAAGCTCAACAGCTTAGCTTTTTTGATTTGATAAAATATAAAATGAACATATGAGCCAAGGAATTACACTACCCAACAATGTTGATTACATCTTTCACATCGCTGATGTACACATTAGGAACTGGAAACGGCACAAAGAGTTTAAGCAGGTGTTTGACAGAATGTTTGAGGAATTAGACAAGTGTTCTCCTAACACCATCGTAACAGTTGGAGGTGATATTGTGCATGCTAAAACAGAGATGAGTCCAGAGCTTATCAGCATGGTATCCTACCTATTCAAAAGATTGGCAGATAGAAGACCCACATTTGTGATCACAGGAAACCACGATGCAAACCTAAATAATCCACACAGATTAGATGCATTAACTCCAATCGTTCAAGGACTGAAACATCGAAACCTTTGGTACCTAAGAGACTCAGGATTGTATGATATATACACACCAGATCAGAAAATAGGACTCAGTGTATTTTCTTTATTAGGTGAAACTGACAAATATATCACATACGATAAGATAGATAATCCAGACCAATACGATTTACTAATGGCTTTGTATCATGGCACAGTTGCCAATAGTAAAGTGGATAGTGGTATGAATATTGAACATGGATTGAGCTGGGATACGTTTGCTGGTTTTGATGTAGCACCACTAGGAGATATACATAAACGTCAAACATTATCTACAGCAAATCCGTTGATGTTCTATCCAGGCTCAACTGTACAACAAAACTTTGGAGAAGCGTATGAAGGACATGGATATGGTATCATTGATGTACGAGACCGAAAAGATATCAAATGTGAGTTTCACGATTTACCTAACGAATACGGGTATTATACGTTAGAGATTACTGATGGTGTATTGCCAGACAATCTACCTATCACAAAGCACACAAGACTACGCATCAAGACAATGAAAACAGATGCGGCTCAGATGAAGCGTGTTCTTGCAACGATACGTAAGAAGTACAAAAACCGAGATGCAATAGTTATCAAACTCGACAAAGGTGGCCGGAACGGTGATGAACATCTAGGTACACAACTAGACCAAGGAGACGTACGTAACATACAATACCAGAACCAACTACTAACAGAATACCTAACCGATGAAGGTGTAGATGAAGACTCGATTGCCAAAGTTTTAGAAATCAATAAGAAGCTTAATGGTGAGTTGCAGCAGCCTGAGGTAGCTCGCAGTGTAATCTGGAAACCTAAGAAGTTCGAGTTTAGCAACATGTTCAGCTATGGAGAGGACAACACCATTGACTTCAGCACTAAGATGGGTACTTGTGGTATATTTGCACCTAACCATGCCGGCAAGTCTGCCATATTAGACGCTCTATGCTTCTGCCTCTTCGATCACTCGTTCAGAGCTAGTAAAGCTGACCAAGTACTTAATCGCAAGAAAGAATCATTCGAGTGTACCTTCAACTTTGAGCTCGAAGGATTGGACTATTTCATTCACAAAAAAGCCTTCAAGTACCGTAGTGGTGCGTTAAAGGGTAGATTGCGTGTGGAGATTGACTTTTGGTACATCAACGAGGATGGAAACAAGGTGTCACTGAATGGTGAGATGAGACGTGACACTGGTAAGATCATACAATCCTATGTAGGTACGTTTGATGACTTTATCCTAACTGCATTATCACTGCAACAGAACAACTCCAACTTTATTGACAAGACTCAGAGCGAAAGAAAGGATCTGCTAGCCAACTTCTTAGATGTTACTATATTTGATCAACTCCATGACCTTGCCAATAGAAGCAATAGAAATGCATCAATTATACTAGAAGAGTACCAAAAGCAAGACTTTGAAACTAAACTAGGTGATGCAGAAAAGTCTTTAGATGAATACACTATAAAGCATGACGATGCTATAGCGGTGCATAAAAAAGAGAAAGCTATACTTGATGATCAGATCGATAAAATGTTAGTGTTATCTGAGCAATTGGAGCCGTGTGAAGAAGATAGTATAGATATTTCTGATGTATCAGAATCACTTGAAGAATACGAACAAGAATTGACATCTTTGCAAGAAGACAAAAAAGTATCGACAAAGAAGTGGGAGGAGTCTAAGAAGAGATTAACTGGATTAGAGTATGATAAGGAGCGTGCATTGAACAGCTTTGATCAGGATCTATACACTACCCACAAAGCAAAGGTACTAGAAAAGATTGAGCTAGATACGGAGTTGGGAGAGTTAAAGATTACAATCAAAAACAAGTTGTCAAAACTTGAAAAACTTAATAAACATGAGTATGATCCGAACTGCAAGCACTGCGTGTCAAATGTGTTTGTACAAGATGCAATGAAGACGAAACTAGAGCTTGAGGAAGATAAAACAACAGTAGCTGACTTTTTACAAAAGCGTATGCGAATCGTTGATTTTATCGAAAACAATAAAGAAATACAAGCACAAGCGGACTACATAAGAGACATTGCAACTGACTATAATAGCGCACGAGCTGATAAAGGTGATGCTGAGTCTGAGTATGAACGTCTTAATAAAGACATAGCAGCATGCGAAGTCAATATTGCAGAAACCGAATCGCAAATCAAACAATACAACAAGGCTGTAAAAGTCATAGAACGTAACAATAAAACGAATGACAAGTTAAGTAAGTTGAACATAGAAAAAAATAAACAAACTATAGTCGTACAGAAAACTAACAAGTCTGTACGTGATTTCTATGGTAAAAAGTGTGTAGCTGAGGAGACAATTGAAGAGAGTACAAAAACAATCCAACACATGACTCAGTTAGTAGAAGATCAAGCAATATATGATATCTACTGCAAAGCTATGTATAAGGATGGCATACCATTTCAGCTTATATCAAAGGCTGTTCCATTCATAGAGCAACACGCCAACACTATACTAAATCAGATAATTGATTTTGAGATTGCATTAGAAACAGATGGCAAGAATATAAATGGATTCATATGTTATGAAGACGAAAAGTGGCCGTTAGAGTTGAGTTCTGGGATGGAAAAATTCTTATCTTCTATAGCTTTGCGTATAGCATTAATTAAGATCACAAACCTACCGAAGCCTGATTTTATTGCTATTGATGAGGGATTAGGTGTTTTAGATAGCACCAATCTAAACTCAATGCACACACTATTTACTAATATGAAGGACACTTTCAGGTTTAGTTTAGTTATCTCACACATTGATGTAGTAAGAGATATGGTTGACAATATTATAACAATAGACAGAAAAAACGAATTGTCGTATATAAACTGTTAACAATACTATTTATTAGTATATGAGCTTTGTTTCTTTTTATAAAAAACCACAACCGAGAGGATACTCAACGAGAGATTATCTTATAGAAGATACGAGTCCTGACTCACCTAACTACTTTCAGATCACAGAGTTTTCTGACACTTTAGGTGGTGGTCGCTACATAATGAGATTAAAAGGAAACGGTCTAAACCTTCGAGCAGATAGTGATATCGATATAGAGGTGATTGATGCAAATGGTGATAATATGTTTGCAGAAGTTACAAATTATGTAGATCGTTTTAACGATTATTACATAACTATCGAAGTGTACGATATTACTGCAAAAGGTCTAGCAGTTGTGTATTTGGTAGGTGAAGCTGTGGTTGATTTGGAAGGTAATCCAATCCCAAAAACAGTCAACAGAGATTACAATGTTAGATGGTCAAGAGCTGTTAATATTGTTCCGATGGAAAGAAACACTTCTAAGTTGGTGTTTAACGACCCACCATTAATTGACATTGTACAAGTACAAACACCAGAAAGAGAGTTTACAAACGCTGCGGCTTTGAGTGGTAGTCAGTTTTTACAATACACGTCTAGTGCAGATGATTTTACAATACTGACACCTAATTTTAAAGGATACGACTTAGATTTCCAATCAAGCGAAGAGATTTTAGATGTTAATCTTCAAAGAATATTACTCAACCCACTACAAAAACCACGAACAGTTAATAGTGTGAACTCTTCACTACGATCAGAAATTTCTGAAATCCAAAACGGATATCGTAGAGATTTGACAACTAGATTTAGTACGACGGTTAAGTCTGCAAATAAGTCTATACAAAAAGATTTTCTAGGAGGCACATTTCAATTTTTTGATGCCGCCAGTACACCTGCAGAATTTAAACCAACACTACCATCCCACTTTGCTATATCAGGCAGCACATCAGATCAATTAACACTGTTCACAGCCAACATTGTAGAAATAATGACTGACACAGAAATGAGAATTAGCAAACCAATTGAGTTGGTTGTACTTAACGCTAATGCTTTAAGTGGTGGATCAACAACAATTCAACGAATTCGTGAAACAAGCAAATTTACTGCAAGCATTGCGTATTTACCGTCTGATCAAGAGTTTGTAACTAGCTCAACTGTAAACATGAATTATTTAGAGACTACGTTTTCTGATATGAAGCCTATAGGTGGAGATGTTTATAGAATTAAAACATCCTATCGAAAAGGAACTTCTACTGGAGATTTTAAGGTGATATATGACTCTATAATTAAGCCTGTCGAATACTTGACAGATGCAGCATTCCCAAACCAAACTACATATGCAAAAAGGGATTCAGACTTTAGACTAATAGGTCACTTCACATCTCAGCAAATTGCAGATAGTTATTGGTCCTATCTTGTAGAAACACCAAACGCTATATATCAAGGAACAATTCCATCAATTAACAGCTCATCGTTGCACGAGAGTGTACAGATAGAAGCTGATTTTACACACTCTGGTTTGTTTACAACACAATTTGATCAAAACTATAATTTAGAACAATTATATACATTAGGTTTTAACCTAACCTTAGAACCTAATACAGAACTTGAAGTGTATATGAATAGTGATCCTTTAAACACAAACACAGCAATTCCAAACGCATCTCCTAAAGCATTTCTAAAAGATATCAATCTTGAGAAGGATAGATACGGAGGAGGAGTTAATCGTTTTGGAAAGTTTGTTGGAAGGGTGCAAAACAATAGAGATGTTAAGAAAGGTTATGGTAGAGTTGAGTTTGATTTTAAAACAGACTCGTCTGGATTAGGAGGACCAGTCTTTAGAGTTAAACCTATAGATTTTGTTAATGTGACTGGAAGTGCTTATTGCAGTGAGATTAGCATAAAACCCTTAGCTATAAATGGATTTTCACCAAACTTAGTACAATTTCAAATTCCAATGAATACAGAGATTGGCGACATACTTTCTATATCACAGTCCCTTGATTTTAAAATAGAGTACTTTAACTTTACAGGAGAGCAATCAGAATATACAACGTTTTTAAATGATCTATCGGTTAATGTGAAAGCTGAAATACCATCAAACACTTGTCAAACTAACCACTTTATATTCCAATCTTTTAAGTCCATAGAGAGTGGATCGTTTTAATAAATATAAAATATGAGTTTTACAGATTTAAAAAATAAAAGAGTGACATATAGTCATGCATTTGATTTTTATTATAAGTGGTGTCCTACTGGCAGCAACAAAATAGTTGGAGGATGGCCTAATAACATGGCAAATGTAAACGAAGATTGGGATGGACAAAATCGAAGTATATCAAATGCTTATTACAACAACGCCATTGCCACCTCGCTCGACTTTGACACTCTCACAGCTCTTACACGAGAACCTGCAATTATATCTGGTAGTGCAGGAGCATTGCCGTGGGGATCTCCTGCAGCAGATTATTTATGGAATTGTCTTGTACCAACTCAATCTGGATTTAGTATTGACTCAACAGCCAGAGGTGGTGGTAGTTTTAACAATACTATGATTTTTACTTTTACCTATAACAGTGCTAGTTTTTTTAGAGGTGACTTACGAGGTGATTATGGCTTTGTAAAATATCCAATAACTTCAAGCTGGAAAGCTGTAGAGCCTTTAATGACAGCTTCAAATATGATATATAAAACATTTGCTAGTAGTGTTGGAGGTGGAACCGTAGAATATCCAGCTACTATTAACAAACCAACACCCTCGGACGTTTACGCTCAACCATCAGCGTTTAGTGCAGGTATTCCTAAATACACTGAAGTAGGAGGTGTAACTCTAGGAGGAGGTGTTCCATTAGCAAACGGAACTAATCCAGGCATGATAACATTTGGAGATGCTTCAACTGGATCGTTTGATGGAAGGTTCTACGATCTTGCAGGAGGTATTGGAATTTCAAGACAAGATGTGAGTGCATCCTTAGCTGGATATGCTTCACAATCCCATCTACAAACGTCTGCTGTTCAAATAAACCTGTCAAACGAATTAAAACGACGACGATTATTTTTCCCCACTGTAACAGCAACGAGAGATGATTCGATTACTGCTGATCCGTCCTCAGGAGTGAATTGGTTTTGTAGCGACATGTATCCACTTCCAAATCCAATTCAAAGTACTGGAGGTATTTTTAATACAAATGGAGGAATTTTTAATGTTAAGTTCAATCTAAAAAGAAACCTTAATATAGATATGTATCCTGACACAGGCGCAGGTAGTGAATTGTTAATTTACATTTTTAATATTCAACCAAATGTTGGTCTTATAAATGAGCGAGTAGCAGGAACAGCGGGATTTTATCCACCTGATAATAATATTGTGAGAATAAAAAACGTTAATCCAGCAATGTCTTTTATAAACCCTGCGACAGGATTCCAATTAGAATCTTTCAATATCAACGTTGTGCAGTATGGATTAGATGCTCAAATAGTGTTTGAAGCTAGTGGTAGTTTAGATTCTGATTCTTACTTTGGATGTATTATTGATGATATTGAATTTTGCCAAGTAGGTGTAGCAACTGATCCATCCTTACTAGCACCGACAACGATTGGAGGTAATATTACAAATGAAGTGGCATTTCCAGCAGACAGATCATGATAAATAATAATAAAGTAAGAAACACAACAACACCTTTCAAACCAATTGAAGGATTAGCAACTGGAGAAACTTTGGGTAAGATTCGCTTAAAGAATATTTATACAAGTTGGAATGGAGAGAGTGTGTCTGACATAAAAGCAAAGCATAACACTAATCCCTATCTAGTAAGAATAGGCACACCTAACACAGATGCTAAACTTCAATCCGACAACATATACTTTATTTCACACTACCTCGCTTACAATCCAATCACACAAGATCTTGAAAACAGAGATATAATATCCAGACGAGTTATGGAAAAATTCTATGTCGGACAATCTACAATAGAGGGTGAGTATGATCAGTGTAAGTTAATTGTAAACGGAAGTGCAGTCCTAGAAGACCTTTACTTATATAAGAATGAAAATTTAAAACACAAGTCATTATCTAGTGTGATTACAAAACTGCTAGATAGAGTTGATCAGCTCACAAAAGAAGTTGCACAATTAAAGGCTAAAGTGAAAACGCAGCCTATTTATACAAAAGACTCTTTATAAATGAACGATTTATCAAAATTTCTAGTTGATAGTATTCTCAACGAAGTTGAAGAGGGAATTACAGTAATGTTGCCTGGTGGATTTAAACCTCCACACGAAGGACACTTAATGCTTGCAAAGGGTTATGAAGATATGCCACAAGTAAAAGAAGTTGTTATTCTAATAGGACCAAAAGAACGTGATGGTATTACTCTTGAAGATAGCGAAAAAATATGGGAAAAACTACTAGCTGGAACCAAAAAGATTAGAGTAGAGAGATCAAGATACCCAAGTCCACTACTCACTGCATACAAATATATTGAAGAGAAAGCTCAATCAGGAGAATCGTATGCTTTAGGGTCAAGCAGCAAAGGTAGTGATTACGATCGTATTCGTGGCTTTGTAGATCAACACCAAAATGATGGAAAATATTATAAAGATGGTGTGAGTGTTGTTGAGTTGCCACTTGATAAATCAAAACCATTATTCTACAAAAATAGAACTGATGATCAAAACGGTAAGCCAACCTCAGCGTCGCAGCTACGATCTGACTTAGCAGCTCAGGATTTTGAAAATTTTAAAACAAATTATCCAAGCATAAAATCTGATCAACAGCTTAGAGACATATTCGATCTATTATCAAAAAAAAAGATCAAGGAGGACCTCTCCCAATCTACTTTGGATGAGATAGAAATTCCTGCTGTCTTACGTAAACAATTTGAACAATTAAAAAGTAAGTTTGGAGCTTTTATTGACAAACTAAAGGTTGAAAAGCAAGAAACTAAAGACGCATTTATAAAGCTGTATTCCGCGGTAAAGAAAGGTCAAAAGTTACCAAATCACGAAAGAAAAGAGATTGGCGATCAAATGAAAGATGTTTTGAAATTAGCTGGATTTACAGCAGCATCTGTGTTACCTGGAGGAGTAATCTACCTACTCTTAGCTCGTCTGCCAATACTAAAAAAAACACTAACACCCTCAGCATTTCTAGATATAGAGACTCCAGCAGAATTTATGGCTGTCAGTGAGGGTCGCAATCTTTTAAAAGAGGGAGGAGCAGCTGGACACATGGCTCATCCGTATGAAGATATGGATATGACTTTTGATGATATCGAAGATATGATTGATGCAGCTTTAACCGGAAAAGTGGAGTATGCTCAAGAGAAGTTAGATGGACAGAATCTTATGGTAACATATAAAGACGGCAAAGTGCTTTCAGCAAGAAACAAAGGACAACTGAAGAATGCAGCTGAAAAAGCAATGACTAAGAATGATATGGAAAAGTCAATGCAGCACTTACCAGATAATGTTCGTAATGCATTTCTTGATGCAATGCAAGATATGACGGATGCGATATCCAAACTTAATCCAACCGAAAAAGAAGAGTTTTTTGGAAACGGTACCAAGTTTATAAACATGGAACTCTTACATCCTTCCAGTGAAAATGTAGCTGCTTACGGAGTAACTCAACTAAGAATGCACAACGTGCAGGAGTATGATGAGAATGGAAACGTCATAGGAAGTGATAGTGAAGCACCTACTAAAATACAACAAGCCTTAGATCGAGTAGAAGCTTCTAAACAAGATACGTATGAAATAAGAGCCACTGACTTAGTGGATCTTAAACAAACTAAAGATTACGAAAAACAAAAGCAAGAACTACTTAAAGATCTTGGTAATGTTAGAGGCAAGTACCAGCTAACTAAGGAAAGTAAGTTAGGATTATACTTTCAAAATTTTTGGTCTGCTTTTATAAAAAATAATGCTAAAACCTACAAATACGCAGTGCCTGACGACGTATTGCAGAATATCATTAACAGATGGGCTTTTGGTCAAAAACAACCAAATCTACGAGAGTTAAAAAAATCAATAGACAATCCAGAATTCTTAGAGTGGTTTACTACTATGGATAAGGGAAGTGGTGTTAGAGATCAAAAAAAGATAGCTGTCGAACCGGTAGAAGACATCTTTCTAAAATTAGGAGTTTTTGTATTGAAAAGTTTAGAAGGATTAGTAGCAATCAACCCTAACGATTCTATTTCAAAAATGAAAAGAGAGTTGGCAAGCTCTATCGAACAATTAAAGGCAAAAGCAAACAATGATAAACTTCAAGACGATGATGCACCTTTGAGATTTCTCAAAGCACAACTTAAACGCTTGGATAAGATTGGAGGATTCGATGCAATAGTACCATCAGAAGGTATAGTGTTTAAACACAAAGGAAAATTATACAAATTAACTGGAGCCTTTGCACCAGTCAATCAAATTATAGGATACATAAAATTCGGAAGATAATGGAATTAAAAAAACTTTTAAGCGAAAAGAAAGAAGCAATCGCAACGTCACCAAACACAAATATGACGTTACACTACGACCCACAGTTCACTGAAGTAGGAGAGGATGGAAAACCAGAATTCTCATTTGACGTAACAATGTCGTCAGTCGGTGGTAAAGAGTTTTACAGAACAGTAGCTAATAAGGACGAAGAAAAGAAACTTGCAGAAGCTATGAAATTAGAACTACGTAGAGCTTTGAGAAAGTTTGACAAGAGAGTAGAGGCGGTGTTAGAAAAATTTAATGTAAAAGCACGATAATGAAAAAAATTAAGGTTACGAGAAACAAATATGTCGAGCGTCATGAGGGTGATGTTTGGGAGGAAAGCGGTAAAACGTGGACAATCAAAAACGGCATAAAAAAAACAGTTACAAGAATGGATAAAGCTAGAAAAGACTTTTTAGTCCCGTTAGCATGTCCATGTTGTGGTAAGAAGATGAACAATCGATTAGATGCCAAATTTTGGAAAACTGATCGAAAGTGTTTTAATTGTGTTGTTGATGAACAACATAAGTTGAGAGCAAAAGGGTTAAAAAAAGAATTTAATGCGATGAAAAAGTATGAAAATGCTAAATCGTATTTGAGAGATGTTAAAGCCGGCTTGCAAGAGTTTAAAGAAAGCTCAGCTGAGAACACACATGTTTCAGAAAAAGGAAAAATTGAAAAATGGGCTAACCCAGACAACGCACTAATTAGCGACATGATAGATAAAGAAATCGAAAAGTTAGAAGGTGTTGTCGGTGAGTTAAAGGATAAAATTAATGAACAAAAAGAACAACCTAAAGGAGAATAAAGGATTGTGGGCTAACATTAGAGCTAAAAAAGCTAGAGGAGGAAAATCATCTCCTAAAGGCTCTAAAGCGTATAAGGCTGCAGTCAAAGCTGGCAAGAAGATTAATGCCAAAGAATCCGTTGTTTACCGAAATGAAGGTTTGAGACTTGAAATAATAGAACACTCAGAACCAGTATTATTTCAAGAAGCTAAGTATAATGGACGTACTGTTAAGCTTAACAAAATAATGCGTGGCGATGTTAAGAAATTTAAAGTACATGTAAATTCTGGAAAAAAGAATGCAGACGGTACTATAAAAGCAAAAAAAGTAAATTTTGGTCAAAAAGGAATGAAGATAAAAAAGAGTAATCCCGCAAGACGTAAATCGTTCAGAGCAAGACATAATTGTGATAATCCAGGACCAAAAACTAAAGCAAGATATTGGTCTTGCAGAAAATGGTAATATTTATAAGTATGAAGAAGTCGTTAGGCAATACTATCAATAACATGCGTAAAGATATTTTATCTGAAGCGGATGTATTCAACAATCCAAAAGCAGTTGGGCTAAGTAAGATGGATAAAGATCTAGCAGGAGATGCAGTTGGAGGTGGATTAGAGGATGGCGACAAAGAGGATGATATTATTAATGGTGGTCCAGATGCAGTCCCAGTAAGCCAGCTCAAGCCTGCACAAAAGGAAGTAATTGTTTCAAAAGCAGTAGCATTTGCTTTAGGATATGCGTTTAATGACTTTAAAGAAGCAAAGGCAAAAAACGGCGCTCCTGACTTAGCAAATATGGAAGCTATAGTTTCTAATGACGATTTTATTATGGATGGACACCATAGATGGGCAGCAGCAACTCTTCTTTATCCAGGAGCTAAAGTAGCTATAACAAAGTTAGACTTACCAGGCCAACAACTTATAACAGCACTCAACGCAATGACGAAGGGTAAGTTGGGTATTGATGTAGGAAACAAAGGAAAAGGTGACGTAGCAAACTTTACTGGAGATAAAGTACAAAATGCAATTAAGTATGCTTTGAAAGATGGTACAGAACAAGGTTTAAAACAATGGCCTCATCTGTCATCGGAAGAAGTAAAAGTAGCATTAGGAAAGGTTCCAGGAGCTGATGGAGATTCGGAAAAAGGAATGGCTATTATGGCAGACAATGCCGGAAAACTTGTAAAACAAAAAATGCAAGGTGCTCCAGAAAGAAAGGATATGCCGGTTATTGATGCAGAAAAGGTGAATGCGGTTGTAAAATATTTAGAAAAAGGAACAGCAGATGTTCTTCCACCCTACAGTAAAGATGTAGAATCACACTTAAAAGAAACATTCCAACATAGAGCTGGAATTAAAAAATAAAATATGAAGCTTAGAGATTTAATGCCCTTACAACAAATTAATGAAAACGACGGAACAGAGTGGTTAGATTATGTTCGTAAGTTTGGCGAACTTAGTGACGGATACGACGTACTATTTGATTATGTTGGTGTAAAGGATGATGTAAAAATATACACAGCCGATCTTACCAATTTTGGAGATATGAGCTTGGTAGTATCTAAAGCATATATTGTTGCTAAATGTTCTAAGAAGCAGTGCATGTTTGGATTAGTGTATGTTCTTAATGGATTAGAAAAGCTAGATGCAACAATCTGTAAGATTAAGCGAAAAGAAAAAGATGGACACGCCACTCTTGAAGGCATAATGTTCGACTCAGAAGACAAAAAGAACTTCTCAGGAGATGATGTTAAATTTAAAAACGTAATTAAATGAAGCGTACAAAAAAACAACTACAACAAGCCTTAATTAGAGAGCTCGTAAAACGAGAATTGCACAAAGCTCTTATGGAAGGAGCAGGCGGTGCACCACCCGAAGAGGAAGAGGAAGAAGCAGCAGCTGACGTTTCTGATGAGCCGGATGCTAAACCTGAAGAACCGACTGAGGAACCGACTGAGGAACCGACCGAAGAGCCGGAAGAAGAGGAAGAGCCAGGTCTTGATGAGGAACTACAAAATCTTACTGATCTTTATATTAAGAAACTCAAAGACGCCACTGCTGAAGTGGATCAAACTGACATAATTGCAATAGTGGTTGACATGTTAGAGAGTTTTGGTTACGGAAACCAGGACAAGCTAACAATCCTACAAAGAATAAAAGAAGACAGCTTACGATGAAAAAACTGGACAAACTAATAGAAAGCACAGTCAAAGCAATGACACCTCTAAAAGAATATACAGACGATGACTTCTCCGGAGCAAAGGTCATAGCAGATGCTATGCAGAAGAAGCCTGACAGCGAAGATATGGAGTTTATTACAAAATATTTTCCAAACGCTGTAAAGAGCATGTCAAAAGCTGAAGCGAATTTGAAAGCTTCTGATGCAAGTCCTATCAAAAAAAGAATGGGACAATATGCTCCAATGTTTGTACATGTTCAATATCACACATTTACGGAAACTTCTGGACAAACATTCGCAGTACATCAAACTCAATATTACAACTCTAACTTCAAGGATAAGCCAGGAGGAGAAAAATTCAATCCAAGAGTGACTGAGCTTAACTTTTATAGTGGCGAAAATCAAAAGGATAAGATGGGAGTGATTCTTGCAGCAACGGATGAGTATATAAAAGATTTAAAAGACTTAGACAGATTAGGAATGTTGGGAAAGAGAATTAGTGAGTCTCTCAACGAGGGTAAAGGTTTAACCGAAGCATCTAAACTCATTAAAAATTTACGAGAAAAAGTATATAGAAATCTTAACGATCAAGAATTAGAAGAATTTAAAAAAGAAATAATGAATCATCTAGGAGGCACTATGAACGAAGCAATAGATCCAAAATACAAAACATTTTACGATCAAGTATATAAACATGTTAATGAGCTTGATAGAATTTTAGGAGCAAACAAACCACCAAAAGTACCAGAAGAAATCTGGAGTAAAGTATATGGATTAGTAGGACAGATGGCGGATAAAATTGACTTTTTAGACGACAGACTTTTGAAAAATCTTAAAGAAAACGACATGAACACAAAAACAGAATCAATCGTAAACCGATTAAAAGAAGATACCGAATACCAAAAGTTTTTCAAATCGGCAATGGACAAGTTTGGCGTAAAATCACCAAAAGGTTTGAGTGATAAGAAGAAGAAAGAATTCTTCAACTACGTTGACAAAAACTACAAAGCCAAAGGCGAGTAGAAATAAAACAAGTTATGACTCTAAATAGATTCCACCTTATCTTCCTGGCACTATACACAGTCGTTGTGGTATTTGCCGTATGGTATTTTGTCAAACCGCAACCTACAAGCAACACCGGATTAACAAAAGAAAATCAGCAACTTGTAGACAGTCTTTCAAATGCAATTTCTGTTTTAGAATATCAACAATTTGAAAAAGATAGCCTAATAACAAGCTTCCAGCAAGACATATCTTTACTTGACGTGGAGATAAATGCTACTGAAACTCAAATCATACAAATACAAAAACAACATGAAGAAGAGCTTAATGATATTGAGCGTTTTACTGTCACTGACCTTGACCAGTTTTTCGCAGACCGATACCCAAAATAACGAAGATTCTGTCGTAGTTTTACCATACAGTACAGCACAACAAATAGCAGAAGATCTAATTAAGTATGATCAGTGTGTTGAAATGTTTGACTACACTTACTTGCTTTTAGAGCTAGCTAATGAAAAAATAGCAAAGCAGGATAGTCTAATACAACATAGCACAGAAAAATCAATATTATGCAGAAAGCAGGTTAATGCTCAATCTCAACAAATCAACATATATGTTACTGGACTAGAAGATTTGCAAAGACAAAATGAAAAACTTAAACGCAATCAGCGTTGGTTAGGAGCAGGTTGTGGAGCAGCAATTTTAACAACTATTCTAGTACTATTTATAAAATAGATGAGTGTAGATTTAAAAAAGCTAATAAGGACTGAGTACGTAAAATGTGCTAAGGATCCAGTATACTTTATGAAAAAATACTGTCTAATCCAGCATCCATCAAAAGGAAAGATACCATTTAAGTTGTATCCCTACCAAGAAGAGCTTACCAATGACATGCAAGACAATGACAGGGTTATCATACTCAAGTCACGTCAGCTAGGAATATCAACATTATCTGCAGGATACTCTTTGTGGACAATGTTATTTCATAGCGATAAAAACATTCTTGTTGTTGCAATTGACCAAAACACATCTAAAAACCTTGTAACAAAGGTTAGTGTAATGTTTGAAAACTTACCAAGTTGGCTGCGATTAAAGACAACAGAAAAAAATAAACTGTCACTACGATTAACAAACGGATCACAAATCAAAGCTGTTGCCAGCTCAGGAACATCAGGACGTTCAGAAGCATTATCATTAGTAATAATTGATGAGGCAGCATTCGTTGATAATGCAGAAGAGTTGTGGGCATCCCTACAACAAACCTTAGCAACTGGAGGTAGAGGCGTTATATTAAGTACACCAAACGGTACCGGTAACTTCTTTCATAAGATATGGATGAAATCAGAAGAAGGAGAGAATCAATTTTTTACCAAAAGACTTCCATGGCAAGTACATCCAGAAAGAGATCAGGAGTGGAGAGATAGGCAAGATGATGAGTTAGGAGCTAGGCTAGCTGCACAAGAGTGTGATTGCGATTTCAGTACATCAGGTAATACTGTTGTACATCCAGACATGTTAAACTTCTACAGACAAACCTACATGCAAGATCCAATTGAAAAACGAGGATTTGATAGTAATTTACATGTGTGGGAGATCCCAAATTATACAAAGGATTATGTGGTAGTAGCTGATGTTGCTCGTGGAGATGGAACAGATTACTCAGCATTCCACGTGTTTGATTTAGAAGAGGCAACACAAGTAGCTGAATATAAAGGGCAAGTAACAACAAAGGATTATGGCAACATGCTGGTGTCTATTGCTACAGAGTATAATGATGCACTGCTTGTTATTGAAAATGCAAATATAGGATGGGCAACTATACAACAAGTAATTGATCGTTCATATAAAAACCTATATTACACACCAAAAGATATAGGATTAGATTCAGATAGATATCTAGCTCGAGCAACAGATGTACAACGTACCAAAGATCAGGTAGCTGGCTTTACAATGTCTTCAAAAGTACGACCATTAATTATTTCCAAGATGGAGTTGTATATGAGGGAAAAAAGTTGTATAATAAGGAGTAGAAGGCTTCTTGATGAACTTGGCGTTTTCATATGGAGAAACGCAAGACCTGAAGCACAATTAGGATACAATGATGATTTGGTAATGAGTTGGTGTATGGCATTGTGGGTAAGAGACACAGCATTAAAGCTACGTCAAGCAGGAATCGAGCTAACAAAGAGAGCTTTAGATCATGCAAAATCAACCGCAGTGTATAGAACATCTCACAAAACTGATTCATGGAAAATGGATGTAAAAGGCAAAGACGAAGACTTAAATTGGTTATTGTAGCCTATTTATATAAAATAAACAAGAATGGCAGAAGAGAAAAAACCTAACTTATTTGGCAGACTACGAAAATTATTTAGTACTGATGTAATTATTCGTAATGTTGGTGGAAAACAACTTAAAGTGGTTGACACCGACAATCTTCAATCTGTAGGAAACTTACAGAATAATAGTCGTATTGATCGATTCAATCGAATGTATGGAACTGGTATTACTACCGCATACAATCAAGGTGAAATATTACAAGCTACTAGAATTGAGTTATTCAAAGATTATGAAGCAATGGACTCTGATAGTATCATATCTTCAGCATTAGATATTTATTCAGACGAGTGTACCGCTAAAGATGAATTTGAAGATACACTTACTATCATGACAAACAATGATAAGATTCACAAAGTACTTCACAATCTATTTTACGACATTCTTAATGTTGAATTTAATTTATGGCCATGGGTACGTAGTACGTTGAAATATGGTGATTTTTACCTACACCTAAACATCACCGAGAAGTATGGAATCACAAACGTGGAACCAATCTCAGCTTATGAGATGGTACGAGAAGAGGGTATGGATCCACAAAATCCAAACAAAGTCACTTTTAAAAGAGACATGATGTCAGGGATTGCTACAACTACAATACATCGTAACTCAACCGAAGAATATGATAATTATGAGATTGCTCACTTTAGATTATTAAATGATACTAACTTTTTACCATACGGTAGATCTTTATTAGAGCCAGCAAGAAAGGTATGGAAACAACTCACACTAATGGAAGATGCAATGTTAATTCATCGTATCATGAGAGCTCCAGACAAACGAATTTTTAAAATAGATATTGGTAACATACCACCAAACGAAGTTGACGCTTTTATGGAAGGTATGATTAACAAAATGAAAAAGGTTCCATTTATAGATGAGAGTACGGGAGATTACAACCTCAAGTACAACATGCAAAATATTCTTGAAGACTTCTACTTACCAGTTCGTGGTGCAGAAAGCGGAACAATGATTGAAACCACTCCTGGACTACAAATGGATTCAATTCCTGACATTGAGTATTTGCAGAATAGAATGTTAGGTGCGTTAAAAATTCCAAAAGCATATTTAGGATATTTAGAAGATACTACTGGAAAAGCCTCATTAGCATCACAAGATTTCAGATTTGCAAGAACAATTGAAAGAGTACAAAAAATTATTGTAAGCGAGCTTACTAAGATTGCAATTGTACACTTATATTCTCAAGGATTTACTGATGAAGAGATTGTCGATTTTTCATTAAAACTAACACCACCGTCTACGTATTACGAAAGAGAAAAGTTAGAGTTGTGGACATCTAAATCTACGTTAGCAGGAGATCTAGTTGAAAAGAAACTATTCAGTAGATTTTGGTGTTACGAACACTTATTCAACATGCAACCAGAACAGTGGATGGAAGAGCAAGATCGTATTGCAGCTGATTCAAAAGAATTCTTCCGATTAGAACAGATCAAGACTGAAGGTAATGATCCAAAAGAGAGTGGTCAGTCATTTGGTACACCACACGACATAGCCAGCTTGTATAAAGGAGATGAGGGAGTGCCAAAAGGATATGATGAAAAAGAAGTACCTGAGGGTGGATGGCCTGGAGCAGGAAGACCTAAAGAACCTGGCACATTTGGCAAACACACACATCCATTAGGGTGGGATCCAGCAGGTCACAAACAAAACAAATCTGCAGGTCGTGTAATGTATGAAGCACAAAACCTTGGCAATTACAAAGGATTAAAAGACAATCTTAACAAAGCTGCTGCATTACAAAGCACATACAGTAAAGATAAGAAAAAACCTGGTCTTCTCAACGAAGAAAACCTGTTAGATGAGTAGTAATAAAAAAAACCGCCATATTTATTATTAGGTAATTACATTATATGAAGAAGTCGACACACTCGAAGATAAAGAACACCGGAATTCTTTTTGAGTTGCTAACGAGACAAATTACAGCAGACACAATGACTGGCGTAAAAAACTCTCCCGCACTCAAGATAATAAAGGAATATTTCGCAGCAAAAACAGCTTTAGCGAAGGAATTGGTATTATATCAAACACTGCTAAACGAACAGTTTAAAGAGCCTCAAAAAGCTACTATGCTTCTGAACACGACAATTAAGATGCGCAGAAAGCTAAACGAAAAATCTCTTAATGATTCAAAATACAACTTAATCAAAGAGATCAAAAACAAGTACGATCTAAAAGATTTTTTTAAGTCAACAATAAGCAACTACAAAATATACGCTTCTGTTTACAGAGTATTTGAAGGTGCATCAATAGCACAAGCTGCTGACGTAGTTAGAAGTAGAGTTGCTATTACAGAACACATAACCAAAACAACTGAAAGACCGGTAGCAAAGAAAGTTGAATTTCTTAAGGAAGATGAAGAAGTCAGAGTGTTAGCATACAAATTAATGTTAGAAAAGTTTAACACTAAGTATGCTAAATTATCCGAAAGCCAGCAGATAGTTTTACGAGAGTATATAAACAATATCAGCAACACAACTAATCTTCGCGACTTTGTAATAAAAGAAAGCATTAACCTGCAATCTCAATTATCAAAAAAACTTTCAAAAGTTAAAGACCAAGTTATATCTATTAAACTGACAGAGGTAATGTCGCTACTCGACAACAACAAAAGAATAAAACGCGTTAAAGAAGATCACGTTCATTCATTATTGTTGTATCACGAACTTCTTAAAGAACTATAACATGGGATTGAGCTTAGAAGAAAAGGAAGAGTTAAAGAAGTACATCAAAGAGCAGGCTGCTCAGATGAAAGAAAACACAACAGCAAATGTTGGCTCCTACGATACACCAAACGCGTTTACTGGCGATGAGGATGATGACGGAACACAATCGGTTGATTTAACTGATCCAGAATATGCATACTCAATCAAAGGACCAAAAAAACGGAATCCTAAATATTCGGTAAAATTAAACGAAGTATCATATAAAGCTTTTAAACGAGACGAATCACGATCGACAGTACAAAAGGTAAACGCAAACATCTTAGAAGTAAACAAGAATATTAGAGAGTTAGCAAGAATGCTTCAACACAGCATTAAGTTAAAAAATGAATCTAAGATGGATAACAATATCCATTGGAAACGTACAAACGAAGCTTTAGCTAAAATGCATCAACGCATATCGGTATTATCTGAAAAAGCTAACCAACTATATAACTTAACAGAAGCGACTGCACAGCAAGCTCAAGGAGATCTACTATCACTACTTAATAGTGTTGGTGATCCGCAGTTTGACGCTATACGATCTACCGACATAGACCACAACCCTATAGGTGCTGATCATTTCGAATTTGACGTTATGCTTAACGGAGAACCAGTCGCTATTGATTGGGATAAAGGAAACTTAACGTACCAAGATTACAGTGAAGAAATACCATTAGGAAACATCGATAATCCTGAAGAAGTCATTGCTAACATACAAAAACACATGATATCATGAAAAGAGTATTAGTAGATTATATAGGATCAATCCAAGTAACACCTACACAGATCAACGAATCCATGAACAAAAACAATGGAAAGCTAATCGTGTCAGGAATTATGCAGAGAGCCAGTACTGGCGATGATGAAAACTTTAACCAAAATGGAAGGAGCTATCCTTTACCTATTTTGAAAAAAGAATGTGAAACTTACAAAAACACTTTTGTAAAGGAGCGTAGAGCGTTAGGCGAATTAGATCATCCAGATTCTCAAGTGGTAAACCTATCAAACGTGTCTCACAATGTACTTGATTTGTGGTGGCAAGGGACTGACTTAATGGGAAAGATTGAGATATTATCTACACCCTCAGGAAACATTGCAAAGGAGTTAATGAAATCTGGAATCAGATTAGGCATCAGCTCAAGAGGAATGGGATCTGTTAAGGAGTTAGGAGAGGGAAAGGTAGAAGTACAAGACGACTTTGAAATCGTATGTTGGGATTTGGTCAGTAATCCATCTACACAAGGTGCTTTTATGAATTCATCTTTAAACGAAAACACCAATTCAAATAACAACAACAAACACACTAGAATCCATTCACTAATAAGTGAGATAATATCAGTAATGTAATGAAGACAAATATACTAAAACAACTTAGCGAAGCAATGGATAATGCCGGCGCCTCAAAAATGAAGCTTAATGAAAAAGCTCAAGTGCTTGAAGAAATTAAAGAGTACGGAAACTTTGAAGAAGCAATCTATCGTAGCAAAGGATTAAAAGAAGCTGCTAACAGAATCTCTGAAATTGTAGAAAAAGCAGAACGCGTTGCTTTACAAGAAACCGAAGAGTGGTTTGATGAAGTGACCGTGAAGAGAAACATGAAAGAGCTTAACAACAACAATAAAGAATTCACTAAAACAGTAGCTGAAGTATCTAAACTACAGCAACGCTTAGAGTCTTTGTACGAAGAAATGGGTAACAATCTATCTCGCTACTATGAAGTTGGTCACTAACAAAAACACACTTGTTGATATATTAGGTGAGTTAATGCTTGAGTATAGGTTGCTTGAGAATCCATTCGCTGCTGCTGCTGAAAAAGAGGGTGGTGGAGATGCTGGTGGTGACAAAGGTGAAGAAGGCGGTGACAAAGGTGAAGAAGAAAAAAAAGACGACAAAAAGGGTAGTGGTGAAAAAGCATTAAAAGTGTTCTTCGATCCATCTGCAGTCAAAAAATATAACACCAATACTGATTGGAGAGCTGGAGAGGGTGAAGTAAAAGCAATAACAAAAAAAGGTTTAGAAGTAGATGTTGATGGATACACAATTCAAGTAAATTTTAGTGACCTTACTGAAAACAAAAAGAAATGAATAAGCCAACATTAAGTTTATCTGAAATAACATACAGAATTTTGCGAGAGCGTAAATTCAATAAGATGATAGCTGAAATTACAGTAGCTATGAAATCGTCATCTAAAATGCTTAAGGAGGCTGGAATACCATCAGGTATCGATCAAGGCATCTTAAAAGTGTCTAAAGAGGTAGAAAAGGATGGGGAGGATATGGATGACGAAGAGGTGCAAGCAGCAATGATGATGGCTGCCCTTGAAAAGGGTGGTGATATCTCAAAAGTTAAAGCATCCGATGTTGAAAAAGAATTACCTACAGTTGATGAAAGACGTCAGTCAGTAAATGAAAGCGGTGGAGGACTTTTGGATTCCATCCTTACAGTCGTATCACTTGTTCTAGGAAACATGGCATTTATCGAAGCTATCTGTGCGGCTATTGAAAAGATAACGGGGAAAAAGATGGATCCAAAGATAGTCAAAACAAAACTAGGAAAATTCGATGCCAGCATTAAAGGCCTTGCCGGCTGGGTAATGAAAAAAATTGGACAAGCTATTGAGTGGATCATAGGGCAAATGGGTGGTGGACCTAATGCTCAAAAGATAGGAGCTTATAGCGTAAAGTTTATCGGTGTAGTAGCTTTATTTGCACTTGGAGTTTCGCACTTTCCTCTTGCAGGAGCAAGTGTGTTTGGTATTATAATATCAATAACTTCAATGATTGGTAAAGGGTTTGAGCTTGTAGTGCTTGGAAAGGAATTATTTAAGTACATAAAAAAAGCAATAGCAGACAATAAAGAGCTCAAGGCAAAACTGCAAGCTGGTGGAGATGCACCAGCCCCAGCAATGGCGTAAATAATACAACACTAAAACACGTTTTGAGTTTTGACCATACTATATATGGTTAAATACGCTATCCTGATATGGCGTCCTAAATAAATTATTCAAATTGCAACTCCAATAGTTGTAGGACGTTCATAAAACATATATCATGAACAAATTATTAAAAGATGCAATCGCAGACGCAAAAGCTGTTCGCGAAACTGCATTAGCAAACGCAAAACTTGCTTTAGAAGAAGCCTTTGCTCCTAAGCTGCAATCTATGCTGTCTCATAAAATTAAAGAAGAGATGGAAGAGGAAGAGCCAATGGAGGAGATGGAAGATGAAGAAGAAATGACAATGGAGATGTCTCACGACGAAGACGAAATGCAATCCGAAGGCGAAGGTGGAGAACCTGAAGTAGAGGATGAAGTAGAAGTTGAAGTTGAGGCAGAACCAGAAGTTTCTGATGAAGGATCTGAAGAAGAAGCATCTGCTGAAGCCGAAGAAGCTGAAATGACTGATGACGAGTTAGAAGAGATTCTAAGAGAGTTAGAAGGAGAAGAAGATGAAATGGCTGAAGGAGATTATTCTGAAGAAGATATGGAAGAAGAAGCTCACGCTGAAACCGATGAAATGGAAGAAGGCGATCATTCTGACAAAGAAGAAATGGATGAAAAAATGTCGTCTAAAGAAAAAATGAAGAAAGGTCTTTACAAAGAAGAAGATCATTCTGAAAAAGAGGACATGGAAGAAGGTGACGATGAAGATATCGACCTAGAAGAAATCATTAAAGCTCTTAGAGAAGAGGAAGAAGATGATAAAGAATCCATGGATGAAGAAAAGGATGAAGATGAGTTGGAAGAAGCTTACAATGTTATCAAATTCTTACGTTCTAAGTTAAACGAAGTGAATCTACTTAACGCTAAATTACTTTATGTAAACAAGCTATTCAAGAAAGGTGAATTGACTGAGACTAAGAAAATAAAAATCATCGAAACTTTTGACAGAGTTAAAACAGTTAGAGAAGCTAAATTAGTGTATGCTACATTAGCCGAATCAATGACTGCAAGACCTGTCAGAAAAGCTGCTCCTAAAAGAAAAGCAAAAAACCTAACTGAAGGTATCGCATCATCTCGTTCAAAAGGAACGAAAAAAGTGATTGCTGACAGTAACGGAGTTTATAACCGTTTTACAGAATTAATTAACTACAACAAGTAACCTAAAAAAAGCAAAAATTATTCAAACTATGAATTTATTTGAAGGAATGGGAGAAACAAACAGAAGCCACGAAAATAAGGCTTTAATCTCCAAATGGTCCAGAACGGGCCTATTAGAAGGACTTGGTGACAAACAAGAAGAGGCAACAGTGTCTGTTCTTTTAGAGAACCAAGCAAAACAGCTTTTGAAAGAGGGGTCTGCTACAACAGCTGGTACTGCAGGTGCCGGATATGAGCAGTGGACAGGAGTAGCTCTTCCTTTGATCAGGAGAGTTTATGCGGAGATCGCAGCAAAGGAATTTGTCAGCGTTCAACCAATGAACTTACCATCAGGACTAGTATTCTACCTAGATTTCAAATACGCTAACGATAAAAATCCATTTGGATTCGCTCCAACGGAGAAAAACCAAACTGGTACACTACAAGGTGTCACTGACACTACTGCTGATCCATCTGATGGACTTTACGGAGCAGGTCGATTTGGATATTCAATTAACAACCAAATTGCAACAACTGGACATACAATCCACACTGGATCTGTAGGTGTTGACACTGTACTTTACGATGGTGATTTTACAGCATCAATTGCTAATTACCATACAGTAATTGTTCCTACTGCATCTCTTTCCTCTTCTAACGGAACTGGATTAGACAAAGAAGCAGTTAGATCATTCCAACTACTATCTGGTTCAGTTGAGTTAGACGTCATTGAAAAGTTTACTCAAATCGTTGGTGGAAACGTACAATTCGTTGTAGCATCTGAATCATTAGCACCAGCTACACATGTGACACTTAGTCCTTTCCGTGCAGCAATTTCATTCTCAGTACAACCTACGAATGATGATAGAGGTGACTTCGAGGCTAAACCAGTATCTGCTACAAACAGAGACTTGGATACAGACTTGAATATCCCAAGCATTGAATTGCAAATGAGAAGTATTCCGGTAACTGCTAAGACTCGTAAGTTGAAAGCAAGCTGGACTCCTGAGTTCGCTCAAGACCTTAACGCATACCATTCAGTAGATGCTGAAGGTGAGTTGACTTCTATGTTATCTGAGTATGTCTCTATGGAGATTGACTTAGAGATCTTAGACATGTTGATTTCATCAGCTGCTTCTACAGACTTCTGGTCTGCTAAAGTAGGTCAAGAGTTTAACTCTGCTACTAATCTATTCGAGGCATCACAATTTAGTGGTCAAGCATATATCCAAGGTACTTGGTTTGCTACTTTAGGTACTAAAGTACAGAAAGTATCTAACGAGATCCATGCTAAGACTCTGAGAGGTGGAGCTAACTTCTTAGTTTGTTCTCCAAAAATCTCAACTATCCTTGAGTCAATTCCTGGATATGCTGCGACTGACGGAACAGGCAAGATGAAATATGCAATGGGTGTAAGACAAGTAGGTGCTATTAATAACGCTTATGATGTTTACAAAAACCCTTACATGCAAGAGAATACCATCTTGATGGGATTCAGAGGAAGCCAGTTCTTAGAGACTGGAGCAGTATACGCACCATACGTGCCATTAATGCTTACTCCTCTTGTTTACGATCCAAAGAATTTTACTCCAAGAAGAGGTGTAATGACAAGATATGCAAAACTTGTTACTAGACCAGAATTCTACGGTAAGATTAACGTTGCAGATCTAAACGTGCTGTAAGAAGCATAACCGCATAATTAATTAGCCCCTCTTCGGAGGGGCTTTTTTTTGGAAAATAATTAGGTAAACTGTTGCATATTCGGATCTTTGTCCTGATCTTTACAATGTAAAGAAAGAGAAAAAGATATGATTAGAAAGAAACAAGAACAAAAAGAAATTATAATTGATCTAACCGGACCGGATGGTAATGCATTCTCCTTAATAGCAACTGCAAAAAGATTGGCTAGAAAAATAGGATTAGATGAGTTTCAGGTAGATGAGATTGCATTAGAAATGATGGAAGGAGATTATGAAAATCTTATTCAAGTATTTGATAAACATTTTGGAACCTTTGTAATATTAGAAAGATGAACCACCACGCAGAATTAGGAAACCAACATCGAGCATTGCTCAAACAGTTAGAGCTTGCAAAACAGTTTATGGAAAAAAAACGTAAACACTCAAAAGCTAATCGAAACAGTGACTCAGCTCGATTTGCATTTCAAGACGCAATCGGATTAGTTAACCAATTAGAAAAAAAATTATGGAAATTTTCGTAAAAAAGGTTGCAATTACGAAATAAAGTCCTGACCTTTACTATGTAAAGGGAAAGATAATTAAAACAAAAGATATGCAAAACAAACCAAAATACACAATCACAAAAGAGATGAAAGGTCGAGAGACTATCGAATACAAAGGCTTATCGGGTGGGAAGATCCACTTTGATGAGATGGTGGAATATCGTGATTATGGTAACGGTCCAGAATTCTATCAAAGATATTGGGCCAAGCATGATTGTAGAGAGTTTACAGACATAGGTCGTAATTACTTTACTTATGAGACTAGAGAGGCTTATATGAGAGCTAAGAGATACGCAAGAAAGAATCAAACTTTAAGATAAGAGATATGACACAAGAAGATAGAATATACCATCTATTTAATAGAGTTAGAGATTACATAGAAAAAGAGTGGGGTACTACTACCAGAGGTGCAGCAGAGAACATCCAAGGTTTCATGAGAGATGAATGTATGGAGTATAACATGGATAAGTACGAATGGGAGTATATCTCAGCTACTAGAAGACTTGCTAAGCTTCGTGAGTATTTTCATACATTGAAAAATCAGAATGTTTTTCCATAAAAAGTTGCAATCCTGGAATAAAGTCCTGATCTTTACTATGTAAAGAGAAAGATAATTAATAACAAATAATCACAATATGAACAAGAATATCAGTAACAAAACAGTCGACATTAACGACTACGAAACAAGAAAGGCATTACAAGCAATGTCGTCAGAAGAATTGAGGAGAATCAACAAGTATGTTGTTGGAATCTTAAAAACTCGAAAAGCATCTAAAATTGCAGAAGTTAAACAAGAGTTAGTAGAAGGCTCTCCGTGTAATGTTAACCATCCAAAACTAAGCTACAGACACGATCTTATCTTAACCAAGATCAACAAGACTCGTGGAGTTGTAAAAGCAGAAGGAGCTGGTCGATTTGATCAAGGTTGGAATGTTCCATTACAAATGATCGAAATGAAGTAAACACCCATTCTTTATAAGATAACCCTCTTCGGAGGGTTTTTTTATATCCCACAACTATTTATATAAAACAACAATGTTACACCATGACAGATTATAATCGCACAAACGAAGCACAAGAGACTTTTAAAGCAAAGCGTAAACCAAAGAACCCAATCAAGTTCAACATCCAACTAAACGAAGAGCAAAAACTAGCTAAGGATAGCATTTTTAACAACACCGTGACTGTACTTAAAGGTAGAGCAGGATCTGGAAAGTCGTTATTAGCTGCCAACGTAGCTTTAGATCTTTTGTTTAGAAAAGAAGTAGAGAAGGTCATTATAACAAGACCACCCGTAGGCGCAGGTCCTGATATAGGATTTCTTCCAGGAGACATCAATCAAAAATTAGCACCCTTTACAGCACCAGTTTACGAAAACATGTATAGACTGTATAAAAAAGAAGCAATCGAAAAGTGTGTAGAAGATGGAAAGATTGAAATACTTCCAGTAAACTTTATGCGAGGTCGTAATTTTACTAATTGCTTAGTAGTTGCAGATGAATCACAAAACCTTACAGACACACAAACTGAGTTAATACTAACGAGAATATGCTCAGGAAGTAAAGTGATCTTTTGTGGAGATAATGCTCAAATTGATCTTCGAGAAAAGAAAACCTCAGGATTTGACTTTATGTGTAAACACCTTGTTAATATTAAAAGCTTTAATGTGATACAACTACTAAAAAGCCATAGACATGGAATTGTAGACTCGATTATTGACGTCTATAAAAACTTCCGCAGTTAACATACCTCAAACCAAATTCGTAACTATTTATAGGTAAAAGCTAGTAACTTATGAGTAGTGTACCAATATGGCCCGGATCGAGCTCGTTTACAACAGTCTCAGCATCTTATTATGACAGTCCATCAGTAGGACCAAAACCAACTCCCTTTGGTTTCTACGATAACGATCCAACATTTAAAACACAAGCAGATGGTGTAGCAGATTACTGTGCTAAGAGTCTTGGATATCCTATTATGGATGTTGAACTTCAAGACCTTAACTTCTTTGCAGCCTTTGAAGAATCTATAACAAAGTTTAGCTCAATGGTTAATATGTATAATGCTAAAGATTACATACTAACTCTACAAGGCACATCAACAGCATCTAATGCTAGCAGCAGAACTGTAACACCTAACCTCGGACGTACAATTGCAATGGCTAAAACTTATGGTTCAGAGATTGGATCAGGTGGTGATGTAGATTGGAAGCGTGGACATATAGAGGTTACAGCAGCATCACAGAGTTATGATCTAAATGCACTGTATGCAGATGTGAGTGAGTCTGGAAAAAAAATAGAAATCAAGAGAGTCTTTCATAATCCACCTCCAGCAATCACAAGATACTTTGATCCACAAACTGATACCGGAGCTGGATCGCAAACTATGTTAGATGGCTTTGGTTGGGGGTCATACTCACCAGCTGTATCTTTTTTAGTGATGCCTATATATGCCGATTTATTGCGAATGCAAGCAATTGAGATGAATGATCAAATTAGAAAATCCGGATATTCATTTGAAATACAAAACAACAAACTTAAAATATTCCCAATTCCAGAATCAACATATACATTGTTTTTTGATTATGTCTTAGTTGAAGATAGAAACAATCCGCTAAAAGAGCCTACAGGGTCGGTTAGTGATCTAGCAAATGTACCTTACAATCGAATACGATTTGGCGATATAAGAGATGTAGGGGTTCAATGGATATATGAGTATACTTTAGGCTCTTCTTTGACTACTTTGGGATTGGTTAGAGGAAAATATACAACTGTACCAATTCCAGGATCTGAAACAACACTTAATGGAGCTGATTTAATATCACAAGGAACGGAAAGAAAAACACAACTTATAACAGATTTAAAAGAAATACTATTAGCAATGGGTCGTGAGACTTCGATGCAAGCAGAAGCAACAATTGCTACAGCAATGTCAACTACATTGGCAAAGGTTCCAAATCACATTTACATAAAATAATATGGCTTTATTTGGAAGACAGAGAGATATCGATATGTTAGTCGGAATTAACCGAGAACTACTCAACGACGTAATTGAGCAGCAAGTAGATTTCTATAAACCATACCTACCTGACACAAAGTCCAAAGACACTGCTAACTTGTATGGAGAAGCTTCAGCTCAAAAAACATGGCATCGTCCAGTTAGACTAAACAGCTTAGTAACATATGAACCAGATAGCCCAATACAAGATGACCAGTTTTTGGATTTTAACAGACCAGTAACTTTTGCATTCTTGCGAGATGATTTAACGCCTATGAACCTAGTAATGGAGTTAGGTGATATTATAGAATACAGAAACAAATACTTTGAAGTGGATGATATCAACGAAGGTCAGTTTATTTTAGGTAAAGATAAAAACCATCCAAAGAGTGTTGGCACCGATTTTGGTAGAAGTATTTCAATCTTAGCTGTTACACACCAAACAAACCAACAAAGATTACAAATCGCTAAAGCAAGATTATAATGTATACAAAAAAAAACCTACCTACATCACAATACGAATTATCTAAAGGCGTTGAGAATAAAGCATTTGGACGCTCTAACGATACACGTAGAGATGATGATAAGATTAAGGATCTTCAGATAGGCTTGTATGATTTAGATTATTGTATAAAGTGGTACTTTGATAACACCATTAAGCCTCGTGTAGATGATTTTGGACGAGTGGCAGAAGTACCAGTCGTCTACGGTGGCGGAGAAAAGTGGAAGCAAATACAAGAAGATGGATATCTCAGAGATGTTGGAGGAAAGATACTAAAACCTATTATTTCATACAGAAGAACAAACATTGTAAAAAATAGAAATCTTGGAAACAAGATAGATGCTAACTTTCCACAGCTATACAAAGCTCAAGAAGTAAAGTATAATTCTAGAAACAGATACGATCAATTTAGCACACTCACAAACCTTAAACCAGCACGAAGTTTTGTCAACACTGTAATTCCCGAATACGTAGATTTAACATACGAAATAGTAATTTGGTCAGATTTTATAGAACATATGAACAGCATCGTTGAATCTGTAATCTATTCAGAAGGTGCATACTGGGGAGAACCAGAACGATTTAAGTTTAGAACAAAGATAGACGATTTTCAAAACACTACTGATCAGATGGCTGATGCAGATAGGGTTATTAGAACGTCATTTTCATTAACGTTGTTTGGATATATTGTACCGGATGTTTTAGTAAAACACCTAAGCAAAAAACTTTCTGACAAAACTAGATCAGTACAACAACTCAACACAGAACTTACTGTAGATGCAGATAGCTCTATATTTACAGAAATACAATCTGAAGGAGTTGGAGCAAGTATTGATACAACAGACAGCGTACAGACAGAGTCTTCTCCAGTACCAATAAGTACCGAAATCCCAGCAGCAACATTAGCATTCTTAGGAACCAACGTAAGTGTACTTGCTACAAGCCAAACTTCAGATACAGCAACATTCCCAGGTAGCTTCTTGACAGCTCCAAGCGGATTACCTGCAACTAGCAAAAACGACTTTATATTCTTTGTTAATGGCGTAAACTGTGAACCAGCAGCAATATCAAACTTTGTTGATAATGGAAACAACACATGTACTGTTACCTTCAACACTTCTGAATTAGGATTCACAATAGCTGCAACTGATGAAGTAGTAGGAACCGGAAAGTTTAACACGTAGATATGCCAATAATTAATCCAGGACAATTAGCAACAGGATCATATAGTCTAAGCGGATCGTTTAGTGGATCGTTTGCTGGTAACATTACCGGAACAATAACTGGTACAGCAACATCTGCATCCTATGCCCAAACAGCTTCGTTTGCAGTATCAGCATCTCACGAAATTACACACGAGATTTCTTCATCATATGCACAAACAGCATCTATTGCTGCAAATTTATTTGGCAATCCAAGCATATCAGCATCAGCATTAACTGTTAGTGGGCCTGCACCTACAGTTGTAAAGTTTGGTGAAACCTTTACTTTTTCAAACCCTACATCTTCAATACAATATTCAGGATCATTTAACAATACCGGTTCTTTTAGCAATACCGGTCCTTTTAACAATACTGGATCGTTTACCAATACTGGTAGTTTATTTATATCAGGTAGTATTGTGGTTAATGGAAGTGGTGTAACTACAAGTAATCAAACCGGATCATTTGTAAATAATTCTCAAACTGGATCATTTGCAACAAATTCTCAAACTGGATCATTTGCAACATCTGGATCTAATAATTTTAGCGGCAATCAATCTATAACTGGATCACTAACGGTATCAGGCAGCACTACAATAACTGGATCTTTAACAATATCTGGTAGTAACACATTAACAAATATAGGACCATTTAATCAAACTGGTGACTCAAATTTTGTAGGACATATAACAGCCTCAGGTAATATAAGTGCAAGTGGTAATATATTAGCTGAAAATGTGTTCCTAGCAGGCGCCGGCAAAATATCTTTTGATAGTTCGCAGGACGGGTCAGATCAATTTATCTCAGGAGTTGATAACCAAATTGCTATTGATGGAGATAACTTCGTAAAAGTATCTGCAGATAAGTTTGTTACATTCTATAATTCTAGTGCGGAAGACCATTTTACAATACAACACGAATCAGGATCGATAGTAACAGATTACCATATATCAGCATCGGGTAACATAAGCACAAGCGGAGTAGTACAATCATCAGGATTAGAAACTGCTGGAACAACGCGTATTCTTTACACAACAGCAAGTATGGTTTATAGCGGTAGTAGTGTTACACAAGTAACTCAAAGCTTTGGTGCAACACAACAAATAACCAATATAATATACTCAGCATCTAATTTTGAAGACGGCAATCCAATAAGTGTGTCAGTTACTGGATCAGATGGAATAAACAAACTATACACGCTCACTTATAGTGCAAGCGTAATATCGCAAATAACACAAAGTTAACATATGTCTATAGCATTATTCAAACATGAATCTACTCCACATTGGCCTTTACATGAACAGGTAAATGCAATATATTCATCTTCGGTTACAGCAACCGGTCCTCAATTCAGTAGTACTGCTAATTATGGACCTGAATGGGTCAGAAAAGGTTCAAGCACTTTAAACGGCAAACAATACGCTAAAGACTTAGGGTTTTTTGATAATCATTATAGATGGAATGCCACCACCGGACAAGCTTATTTAGGAGATACAAACCCTGTAGGTGATCCAATTGGTCTTAATTTTGATCTTGACAATGGGATAGGTTATACAGCTAGTTTAGATAGTTTTATATTTACCGATGCATCAAATAATAATTTCTGTGGTACAGGATATCAAATTAGTGCCTCAAACGATGCTACTAATTGGACAGGATTAGTTGCACTAGATAAAGGTAGTAATATTCAACACGACACTGATGCGACATGTGTAAATAACGATTATTACAGATACTATAGACTTTTAATTGTAACTGGATCTGCAGGGAGTGGATATAGAGGATTAGCAGGGTTCGCAGCATGGGATTCTTCCCAATACATAAAGAATGTTAATCTATTAGATCCAAGCACAACAAATGTCACCGGAAGTTTTGAGGGAGGAAGTAACACCAGTTTAACTAAATTAACTTCTCCTCAAAGAGAAAATTATGGTTGGTATGCAAATGCTGATATTGGTAGTTTAGATTTAAGTTTTGGTGATGGACCAAAATTATTCAGATCTATGCTAATGTCCGGATACAGTAACGCTACCTACTACCCAGGATCATTTCAAGTATGGAAATCTGATACCGGAAATTACAATGACTGGACATTAGTTGCTTCAGTAGATCATGAGAATACACAGCAACATGTGTCTCATACTTATTATACTTTAGATTTTTGTACTCCAATAAAAACACAATATTTAAGAATAGTATTAAATGAAGAGGGAGATGGGAACACTGTAAACTTGTTAAGTTATCATGCCTGGATGTATGAATTAGTTTCAGTTGATACACCTCCCTTACCTACTGCCGTTACTGCTTCAGCTGTAACCAATAACGTATTTCTATCATGGGCTCAAAACTCAGGATCAGATAATAGGCTCGAAGATATCATGTATAATATACAACGTGATGATGGAAGTGGTTATACTCACATAGCAACTCTATCTGGCTCTTCACCATCTGCTGCAAATACTGCTTCTTTTGGTAGTTTCGTTCCAACGGTATTTGCAGATCTAGAATTACCAGATGGTACTTATAATTACAAAATTCAGTCTAAAAATCAACACCACCTAACAACTAGTAGTTTTGTTACTTCTACTTCTGTAACAGTGCCTGCTACAAGTGGCGGTGGAACATCTAAAAAAATATACACCACCAACAAAGGTAATATTCTTATCAATCCTAATGACACAACTCTTATAGAATTGTAACTTTCAAAAAAATCAACATATTTATAATAAAGGAAAATGTTATGAAGATTACAGATGAAGAGATGCAAAGCATCAAGACCATTCAAGAAGAATACACACAAGTAGGCGTTCAGTTTGTTCAATTAAAGCTAGCAAAAAACTCTAGCGAAGAGTATTTAAAAAA